ATAATTTAATTCAAACTATTAAACAACAAGCTGCTGGATTATTAGCACCTACTGATTGGTATGTAGTTAAAGCAAATGAAATAGCTGATTATTCTGTACCAGATGATATTACAACTTTTAGAGCATTGGTTAGAAGTAAATCAAATGAAATGGAAACTCAAATTACTAATGCTTCAAACACTCCAGCATTAGAAACTCTTTACGCTTATGTTAATACATCAGCAGAAGGTGATCCAGAAATAATGGAAAAACCATTAGGTGAATTTCCAACATTGGAGATTTAATGTTAATTATTCCAGCTAACTCTGCATCAGTAAGTGGTTATGCAGTAGATAATTCATGTAGGTTTGATGGTTCAAGTGCTTATTTAAGAAAAACTTTTAGTGGTACTTCAACTGATAGTAAAAAATTTACAATGTCTTTTTGGTGCAAAAGAACAGCAACTGGAGAAAATAATACATTTTTAACTGCAAATATAGGTGGTTCAGCAAGTAGAGATCGTTTTTATTTTACTGCTGCTGATGAAATAACATTTTTTCTTGATAATGCTGGTGATGGAAATTTAAGAACTAATAGATTATTTAGAGACACTAGTGCATGGTATCATGTTTTTATTTCTATTGATACAACGCAAGGAACAGCAGCTAATAGAGTTAAACTTTATATAAATGGAACACAAGAAACATCTTTTGCATCAGTAGCATATCCAGCTCTAAATTATGATTTAACTGGTTTTGGTAATAATGTTGAACACACAATAGGTGCTGATGATAGTGATGGTGGTTCAAATGAATATTTTAATGGATATATGGCAGAAGCAGCTTTTGTTGATGGTGTTGCACATGCAGTAACTGACTTTGGAGAATTTGACGAAGATAGTGGGATATGGAAACCAATAGATGTTTCTGGTTTAACATTTGGTACTAATGGAACATACCTTGATTTTGAAGATTCAGCTAATTTAGGTAATGACGCAAATGGTGGAACTGATTGGACAGAAACTAATATAGCAGCAATAGACCAGACTACCGATACACCTACTAATAATTTTGCAACATGGAATCCGTTAGATAATTTTTATGCAGAAAGTACATTTCAAGAAGGAAATCTTGAAGTAAGAGGTAAATCTCCAGGTATTATTTATAGTTATGAAACTTATAATACTGCAACTATAGGAGTTTCTTCAGGAAAATGGTTTTGGGAAGCTAAATTAACTGCTAAAGACAGCGGTAGTCCTGAAATAGGAATTGTAGACGGTGGACCTACTGCATCTACACAACAATTAAGAGCAAGAACTTATGGTTGGGCATATAAGGGAAGTGGTAGTGTATATAATAATGGTTCAACAGTTGGTGGTACTTTTGCATCTTATACAACAGGGGATATTATTGGTATAGCTTTAAATCTTAATGATAACGAATTAACTTTTTATAAAAATGGAGCAGTTCAAAATAGTGGAACTGCACTATCTATAACTGCACCAGGAAGTACAACAAGTGGTTTTTATTTTCCTGCTGGAGGAGATGACAATGCTGGTAATGTAACTTGGCAAGCAAACTTCGGCAACGCACCTTACGCAATCTCATCAGGCAACGCAGATGGTAATGGTCATGGAAATTTCGAATATGCAGTCCCATCAGGTTATCTTGCACTATGCACTAAAAACTTATCAGAGGTACTTTCATAATGTCAATAATTGATAAACCATCAGATTATTTTAACACCGTTTTGTACACAGGTACTGGTGCTACACAATCTATTAGCGGTCTCAACTTTCAACCAGATTTTACATGGATTAAAGGTAGAAGTGGTGCAACAGATCATGCTTTATATGATGCTGTTAGAGGTACTACTAAAGATATGGCTTCAAATACACTAGATGCTGAAACAACTCAAGCAACAGGATTAACAGCTTTTAGTACAGATGGTTTTACTGTTGGTGCTTTAGCTAAATTAAATACGTCATCAGCAACATATTCGTCTTGGAATTGGCTGGGTGCAAATGGCACAGCTTCAAATGGGAATGGTTCTATTGATTCTACAGTTTCAGCTAATACTACAAGTGGATTTTCTATAGTTAGTTACTCTGGAAATTCTACAAGTGGTGCTACAGTTGGTCATGGTTTAGGTGTAACACCATCTATGATTATTGTTAAAAGAAGAACTGCAGGAGAACAATGGGAAGTTTATCACAAAACTTTAGGTGCAACAAAAAGAATGGCTTTAGATACTACTGAAGCTTCTTCAGCTTCATCTAGTAGATGGAATAATACAGAGCCTACAACATCTGTATTTAGTTTAGGAAATTCAGGTGCAACAAATACCAGTGGTAGTACTTACATAGCTTACTGCTTCGCAGATGTTCAAGGCTATTCAAAATTTGGTTCATACACAGGTAACGGAAATGCTGATGGTACATTTGTGTACACAGGCTTTTCTCCAGCTTTTGTTATTTTTAAAAGAAGTAGTGGCACAGGAAATTGGCAATTATTAGATAATAAAAGATTAGGTTACAATGTGGAAAATAGAACAATATATCCAAACTCAACTCTTGCAGAACAAGATGAAAATGACGCAGATTTATTATCAAATGGTTTTAAATTAAGAGGTAGTGGTACAGATGGTAATGGTTCTGGCTCAACTTACATCTACATGGCATTTGCAAGTGAGCCTTTCACTACATCAACAACTAATGGTTCTATACCAGTTACAGCAAGATAATTTGAATTTTTAATAAATAAATAGTATAATAAGTTGTGCAAAAAAAACCTAAAAAATTGATATTAATTTGTATTTAAGTTTTAAAAAAAAATTTTATATGATATATAGAAGTTTGGCAGGTGGGTTTTACCACCAAACCACCAAACTCACCTGTCTTTTTTTTATATTAATTATTTTGACATCCTGTACATCAAAAAATAAAATACCCAAACCTTATGGTACAATTTTTAAAATTATAAAAGGAAATTTTAAATGAATAAAAATGTTTTAATTTGCATTCCTAGTTTTGATCAAAAAATACATTTAAAAACCATATCATCAATAATTTGTGTAAGAGATACACTTAATCAAGCTAAAATTGGTTGTGGAATGATGTGGGTAAGAGATAGTCTAGTTACTAGAGCAAGAAATAAATTAGTATCATCATTTTTACAACAAAAAGAATATACACATTTATTTTTTATAGATGCTGATATTGTTTTTGAACCACAAGATTTAATCAGAGTTTTGTTGTTTGATAAACCATTAACATCAGCTCCATATCCAATAAAACATGAAGAAAAAATAGAAGAGGGTGATGCTAGTAAAGGTTGGTGTTTAAACTTTCCATTAGGTAAGTGTGATTTAACAGATAATGATAAAGGTTTTAAAAAAGTAAATTATGCAGGAACAGGTTTTATGTGTATTGAAAGAATTGTATTTGAAACGATAATAAAAAAATACCCAAGTATAGAATATTTTTCAGATATAAAAGCAAACATTGATAATATAAGACAAGTAACTGGTAAAAAAGAATATGCTTTTTTTGATTGTGGAATACAAGGACAGGGTATTCTTAAAGATGAGGAAAAAACACAAAGATATTTAAGTGAAGACTATTATTTTTGTGCTTTATGGAAACAATGCAAAGGAGAAATATGGGCAGACTTAACAAGCACATTAAAACATATAGGAATAAAAGAATATACAAGACCACCGATAGCAAAAATAAAGGAAGAAAAATGACAGATGAAAGTTTATGGGAAAATATATTGCCACAATTAAAACAAATTGGAGGTGCACATTATAAAAACTTTTGCATTCAACCTTATGAGTTTATATCTAAAAATAATCTTTCGTTCTATCAGGGGAATGTTATAAAGTATGTTGTCAGATATTTAGAAAAGGGAGGAACTGAAGATTTGGATAAAATCATACATTATACCCAATTAGAAATAAAAAGACTGGAAGATAATGAAGTCAAGGCTAAATATAAGAAAAAATAGTGTTTAAAGCGTCATAGAGGGGTCTATTTTAAGCATTATGTACAGAATAGGTAAAAGATACTATGGCAAGTAAAAAAGGTAATGTTTATGGTTCAGTTACATTATATGAAAAAAGTACAAAAGGTACAAGTATAGGTAAAAATCCTAAAAAAGTTAGCTCTATGAATAAAAACAAGCGAAAAGGTAGAAGTAAAAAACAAATGAGATATAGAGGACAAGGAAAATGAAAAGAATTATTAGAAAAAAAGCTAAAGGTACAGTTAATACTGCACATCAAAGGATTGATGATCATGAAAAATTGTGCAGAATAATGCAAGAAATGACAAATAAAAAAATAGATAGGCTTGAAAAGATAGTTATGTCTTCAACAGGAATGCTTATATTAGGCATGTCCACAATCATATATAAAATATTGCTAACATAGGAGGTTTCCGATGCAATTATCAAAACATTTTACATTAGAAGAATTTACAAAGTCAATGACTGCAACTCGTAAGGGAATTAAAAATGATCCAGGAAGTGGAGATATAAAAAATTTAGAAAATGTCGCTTATGAGATATTAGAACCAGTAAGAGCAAAGTTTGAAAAACCTGTAACTATTACATCAGGTTATCGTTCAGAAGAATTGTGTGAAGCAATAGGTTCAAAAAAGACGAGTCAGCATGCCAAAGGTCAAGCAGTTGATTTTGAAATATTAGGAGTGCCTAACATTAAAGTAGCATATTGGATTCAAAATAATTGTGACTTTGATCAACTCATACTAGAATTTTATTCTCCAGATGATGGTGCAAAAGGTTGGGTCCATGTTTCTTTTAATGAAGCAGGAGCAAATAGAAAACAAGTTTTGACATATGATGGAAAGCAATATTCTAACAATCTTCCAGATATGAAATGGGAAAAAGGCGAAGTCAAAGAGTAAAAGTTGCAAATTCTATTATAGATTGATAGAGTATCTTCAACTAGGAGGATATATCTATGTGGTTGAATTTATTGACAGCAGGTTTCAAAACAGCAAGTCATATCTATACAAAGAAACAAGAAACAAAAAAATTAATGGCTGATGCTCAAATGAATCATGCCAGAAAAATGAGTCAGGGTGAAATAGAATACTCTGGTAAACTTTTAGAAGCTAGACAATCAGACTGGAAAGACGAGTTCGTTTTGGTCGTGTTAACTCTGCCAATTTTAGTGATTGCCTATGGAGTCTTTAGTGACGATCCTGGTGCATCTGCAAAAATAAAAGAGTTCTTTGAACAGTTCCAACAGCTTCCAAGTTGGTTTACAAATTTATGGATTCTTGTTGTAGCAAGTATCTATGGAATTAAAGGAACACAAATATTTAAAAATCATACAAAAAAATAAATGAAGTTTATGCTTGTCATTAGTTTATGCTCTTTCATACATCAAAGTTGCCAACCAATTGATAAAGGAAATATGCTTTATGATGATTGGAACACCTGTATGGGAGTTGGTTATATTTCTTCAATTAAAATTTTAGATGAAATTGGAAAAGAAGAAGTAAACAAACATCAAATTGGCACACAAATAATGTGCTATCAAACAAAAGGAATAATATGAAAGTAATAGCAATTGGAGATCTCCATGACTCCCCTCATATAAAAGATAAAAGTAGATTTAGATGGATAGGAAAACATATTGCAAAAACAAAACCAGCTTATGTTGTACAGATAGGAGATTTTTTAACTTTAGATAGTTGCACTTATTTTATTCCTGATGATACATTTACTGCAAGAATAGAAAAGCCAACATTTATTAAAGACATGCAATCATTTGACGAAGCTATGGAAGAATTTAATTATGGTCTAGGTAAATGCAAAATAAAAAAATATTATACTTTAGGAAACCATGAAAAAAGAATGTGGAGATATGAAGATAAAAATCCAACTTTTTATGGAATGTGTCAAAAAGAATTTTATGGAATATGCAAAAAGTATAAATGGGATGTTATTCCTTGGGGCGAGTATTTAATGTTAGGTGGTGTTGGTTTTATACATGCACCAATAAATCCAATGGGTAAAGAGTATGGTGGTGAAGCAAGTGAAAGACAAGTGGCAAACAAATCAAAAATAGATATTGTCTTTGGTCATAGTCATAGGGCGCAAGATAATAGAGTACCAAAAATAAGTCCTATTCCAAATGATTTTACAAGAGTTTTAAATTTAGGTTGTGCCTTACCTGAAAATCATATTGAAAGTTATGCAAAGCACAGTCTTACAGGGTGGACTTATCAAATATGTGAATTAGAAATTTGGGATAATCATATAATGGAAGTAAACAATATTTCCATGAAGCAACTTAAAAAATTGTATGGATAATTATGAAATTACCAGGAACAATATATTTAGGACATAGAAAAATTAAGGTCCAACAAATAGGTGCAAGAACAGCAAACAAAGATCAGATTTATGGAGATTTTGATGTTAATAAAGATTTAATAAGAATAGATAGAACATTAGAACCCACAAGAAAACTAAACACTCTAATACATGAGATTGTTCATGTTTTATTAGACCATTTCAATGCAGAGTTGAAATTGAAAGATGAAGAAAAGGTATGTGAGATATTGGGTACAGGTTTATCTGATCTATTTATTGCTAATCCCAAACTTATTGACATCATTAACTCGGTTTACAATACATCTAAAAAATAGTAATATTAATTTTAGCTCCCTTAAAAGAACCCCCTATATTCATTAACGAGTATAAGGGGTTTTTATTTTAAGAACCTCTATACAAACAAGATTTATGTTGAGGTATTCCTCTTTTAAAATCCTGTTCTACATTTTCATATTTTTTTCTGAATTGTTTTGCATGAAATTCTGACCAGTATGCTTCTCCAGTTACTTCATCAGTATCCCATTCAGTATCTGTGTATTCTACAAAAACAACTTTATCTAAAACTTCTGAACAATTTTCTAAAAAATCCCAAAAGCAAAAATCAACTGATTCATTAGTATAAGTCCATTTTCTGTGATCACTTAATGTAAAGTTACATGTTATCATTATGATGCCTCCTTTTCTTTTTTGTATTTTTCTAATGCTTTTTTAAAGTCATTCCAAATTGGACTTTGATCATTAAAAAGACCTTTCAACAATTTTTCTGCAGACATTCTTTTTATGATAGCTTCTTTAGACCATTTGTGTTTTTCAATTTGATTGAATTGATTCCAAACAAATTCACCTGTTTCCAAATCATATCTCCACTTGCTTCTTCTACATCCATATGGTCCAGCATATGTTGTAGTTTTTACTAATGCACCAAAATGATTTTTGTTTTGCCACATCCAAAGTTCAAGAGGATTAAACTTTTCCCAGTAGTGTTTTTTTTCTTTAGTCATATTGTTATCTCCCTTTTTAGTTATTGGCATTTGCCATCAATATATTCTAACAAAGATAATGTAGTAAATTTTTTATCAATGTTAGGATATTTAGTATCAACTATTCTTGAAGCTTCAGTCATATTTTTTGCTCCATGAATAATTCTACCTTTTGATTTTAGATTTTTCCCTGAAAAAAAATCTTGATCAATGTAAGTCTGTATAAAGACTTGTTTTGGTGTGTTCATTTTGTACTCCTTTTCATAACTTTGGGCATTTTTAGTGTCCTTGTTTTGAACTTCATTTAAGAAGTTATCTACATGAGAACCCATTATGGATTCTTCCTGTAAATTTTGTATTTCCTCAAAAGTTGTTTGAGGATTAAAGACTCTCTGAAATTTTTTAGAGATTTCTTTAGTGAA